CCAACCGCAGAACTTACTCTTCCTTTGATGAACTGAAACTGAGCATTTTTCAGTATATCAACGGTTTCTACAATTCTTTCAGACCTCATTCTCACAATAACGGCCTCTCTCCTGATCAGGCAGAAATAAATTTTTTGTGAAATTTGCTCTTTTACTTGTCTACTTTATTGACTATGGTCCAATCTCACAGCCGAAACGGTAGGCTTCCTCGTAGAACTGCTTGGCGTATTCGTATCCACCGTGCTCCTCAAAGTACCTTGTGTTCACATCAATGACCAACTCGTTAAAGATCGTTGCACCGGCTTTCTGCCCTCTTGTGGAGATTTTGCCCTCGTCAATGAGCCGCTGGAAATACTCGTTGTAGGTCAAACCGCCCGTGTCCTTGAAGTGAACATTGCGAGCAATTTGCTCGGTGTCTACATTAAGATTTGCGTAGCTTTCATTCTTGCGCTCATTGTGTCGCTCGGTTTTCTGCGCTCCCTCTGCGGAGATTTTCTCCACTCGAACAACGCTCCAGTTTCCTTCCGCCATTCTCATCACCTCCAGTCAGCGGAAAGGGCGGGGGTGCGGGTTACGCAACTTTTTCAAAGTGCGTAACCCACTATGACACTTTCAGCTTCGCTGCAAAGATGTCGTGGGCAAGGGCTTTCCTCCCTTGACCTCCCTCAAAACCTCAATCAAATAGGCAGGTCGTCCTCGTCCGTGACTTCCTGCCCATTCTCAATCGTTTTTTCAACCTCCGGCAAAGTCCAGTACCAAAGAAAGCCGTCCTTCACAGAGCGAACTCCGGCTTTCTTCTTGTAGGTTGATTTCTTGAAGCCAGCTACCTACCGCCCGCCAACAGGGAACGAATAAAATCCTTTGCCGCTTTCTCCGCACTCAACTCCAGCTCGTCAAGAAAGTTTACGCCTTTGTCGGCCACCTCAAAGAGAATAGCCGAACCCATCGGCGCAAGGTTGCTCTTGACCTGCACCAGATAACGCTCGGCGGGGTTCTGCTTGTTTGCCGTGCGTGTGACGGCAAGAATACTTCTCGCTGCTCCGGCAATGTCGATAGAGTCATTGGTGCGATAGAGGGGGCTTGTGTCCTTCGCCTTGTTCATATGGCCGATGATAACGATGGCACAGCCGGTGTCCTTAGCAACGACAATCAGGTGGTTGAACTCAGCTCTTGTTTCGTTGGCGTTGTTCATCGAGCAGGTGTCACCGATATACGAACTCATCGGGTCGAGAATCAGCAGCTTGGCGTGGTACTTCTCCACGGCTTCACGGATACGGTCGTCTCCAAAGGTCAGGCTCTTTTCATCCTTCTTGATGAAGATGAGCCTGTCCCCATCACCGCCCGCCGAATTAAATCTCGGCACAACGGTATCGTCTGCATCGTCCTCATCGGCAAAGGGCAGCGGCGCTCCCTTGGAAAGCAAAGCGGCAAGAGAAAGCATCAGCTTACTCTTGTCGTCGCCGGGGTTGCCTTGCAGCAGTGTGACCTTGCCGAAAGGAATATACGGATACCACAGCCAGCGCACCTCTTTCGGGGTAATCTCGCTTGCCTTGATGATTTCCAGCTTTGTGGAAATGTTGTTCGGATAGTCTGTCATTGTCTTGTTCTCCTTTTCGATAGATAGTGCGGGCATTGGATAACGGTGGCACGGAAGCTCTTCTTGCAGCTCCTTTCGCATTTCCTGCAAAGCTCGTTATATTTCTTCCTGCCACGCTCATCAAGAAAGGACGCCCATTCTCTCTTGAGGTATTTCGGCATACGGGGCATAACGGACACCTCCTTTTCGCTGCCGAATTGTCGATTTGCTCCCGAAACGCAGAAACGCCCAAAACCTGACCCCGCTGTATAGTTTCGGGGCGTTTTTGGGCGTTTTCTTTCGATATGAGCAGCTTTGTTTTGACGGCGGTATCCTTTACCGCCAACCATTCAAAAGCCGCTGTTTGTCACTTCCGGGTAACAAAAAAGCGCCGTATTGCTACGACGCTTTTGTCTTGCTCGGAAGATCGAGCAGGGGAACGCTATTCAATTATCTGTTGTACTTTTTCTTTCTGCTGACAATCGTTGTGCCAATAGCTGCCCCGCCGAACAGGGCAAGCCACAGTGCAAGGTTGCTTGTATCGCCGGTCTGTGGAAGTTTGGAATCGTCTTTCAACTTCGCCGTTACGGTGTCGGCTTTTTTGATTTCCTTTGTACCGTCCTTGTCGCTGAAATACTTGCCACAGCCTTCGCAGTACCAGTACTCGATATTGCCCTCGGCATCCTTGGTCGCCGCCTTTGCGTCGATATGCTTGAGGTCAGAGTGGTTGTTTGCATCAAACTCACCGTAGGCTTTACCGCAGACTTCGCATACCGCTTTTTCGGTGCAGGTCGCTTTCCCGCCGGTGTGCTCAGTCAGCTTCTTGCCGCAATAATCACACTTGTGGTCTTTGTTATCGTCTGCACACTCGCTGATTATATAATCGCAGATATCACATTTATGGTCTTTGTTTGCATCGATGCAATTCTTCGTTTGCTTGCCTGCAGAGCATCCGTCAACGGTGCAGGTGCGGGTATGGGTGCCGTCGCCGTTCGATGCCCATTCACCGAAGGTGTGTCCGTCATTGACCGTAACGGTCATTTCAGCGGTGTTGCCTGCCTTATCGGTGACAATGATTTTCTGTTCGCCGTCCGCAGGAGAGAGAACAAAACTGTTGTTTTCATCGAGTGTGACCTTCGTTTCATTGACAATAACGGTATCGATATACTTCTCGTCAATGGTAACGGTTTGTGCCTCGCAATAGGTCTTGCCGTTCTCTATGCCCTTGATTACGGGGCTTGTTCCGTCCAGCACGATACCGTCCGAGCAAATGTAGTCCGTATTGCCCGCCTTATCGGTCAGTCTAACATAGATAATATATTCATTATCGGGGTCAATGCCGAACGGTGCGGTGTACGCTGTGAAGGTCATGCCGTCAAGCTCCGTTTTTGTCAGTTCCTTATTTGACAGCAGATATTCAACCGTAACCGACTCGCCGCTGTTGTCGGCGGCGTTTATCGTCACCGTTTGCGTGTCCTTAAAGAACAGGCCGAAGGTGATGTTGTTGAGGAACGCTTTCCAACTGTTCTCGCTGATTTTAATTTCGCCCGTGGGCTTTTCGCTATCTTTCCACTGTGCCGTGACAGTTATATTCTCCGCAGGCATGGTCGTGGGAATTTCCATATCCCAGCCGATAAAGGTGTAGCCCTCTCTTGTCGGGTCAGCAGGGGCGACAATCGCCGTGCCGTAGTCCTGCGTAATCGGAGCAATTTCACTGCCGCCGGCGGTGTCAAAGGTGATCGTGTACGAATTAACCTTCCATTTTGCCGTGATGGTCATGTTCTCCGCAGGCATGGTCGTGGGAATTTCCATATCCCAGCCGATAAAGGTGTAGCCCTCTCTTGTCGGGTCGGCAGGGGCGGTAATCGCCGTGCCGTAGTCCTGCGTAATCGGAGCAATTTCACTGCCGCCGGCGGTGTCAAAGGTGATCGTGTACGAATTAACCTTCCATTTTGCCGTGACAGTTATATTCTCGGCAGGCATGGTCGTGGGAATTTCCGTGTCCCAGCCGATAAAGGTGTAGCCCTCTCTTGTCGGGTCGGCAGGGGCGGCAATCTGCGTGCCGTAATCCTGCGTAATCGGGGCAATTTCACTGCCGCCGGCGGTGTCAAAGGTGATCGTGTACGAATTAACCTTCCATTTTGCCGTGATGGTCATGTTCTCCGCAGGCATGGTTGCAGGAATTGCTTTATCCCAGCCGATAAAGGTATATCCTTCTCTTGTCGGGTCGGCAGGGGCGGTAATTGGTGTGCCGTAATCCTGCGTTATGGTAATATCCGCTTCGCCGTTTTCGGGCTTGACTGTGACGGTATATTGATTGATTTCCCACTTCGCCCAATATTCCTTGTTGCCCGTTTCGGTGTCGCCGATTGCCGTAACAGGAGAGCCGGTCAGATTTTCGTTGTAATACCAGCCCTTGAAGGTGTACCCGGTGCGCGTCACATCTGTCGGGAGTGTTGCACCCACGCTGTAGGTGTATTCGGTGACATTGCCGCTGTTGATCGTGCCGCCGTTCGTATTCAAGGTTACGGCGTAGGTCGGGGCTGTCCACTGCGCCGTCAGTTTCGTCACCTCAGCCGGAACACTGTCGCCGGGGGCGTAGAATTTACCGTTGCTGCCAAGCCACATAAAGAAACTTCCTGCATCCCCGTCCGGGCGGGTCAGACCGTCGGACGCAGGCGCGGTAAACTCGCTGCCGGTTTTCACGATGATTTGAATATCCTCGGAGCTATTACCCAGCTTGCCGCCGCCAAGGTCAAGGGTAACGACCTTTAGTCCGTCAGAACCCAGTGTGCCAGGGTTCAGGACTTCAAGGACGGGGCGGAAACCGAGGTAGACGTTCCGAAACGAGGACGAGGTGTAATACCAGAAGCGGGCCGAGTTGTACCCACGGTACGCCCGGAACGACTCGGCGGCAGAAGAAGTATCCTGTCCCCACGAATACATTTTATTCCAGTTTTGGATATATCCGCTGTTCTTGTCCAGTATCCTGTCCCATTCATTATTTGACGGCGTGTCGTGTTGGGACTCACCCGAGCCTGTAGAGTTACTTCCCACAGACGGTGCGCGCAGGGTATAGTCCACGCCGCCGCTGGCATAATTTTTGCCGAAAATCAGACCTTCGTCATTCAGGCCCCCCCAGCTAATCGTATGCGTTACGGCATAGTCCGCCACAAACAGGCTGTGGGGATATTTGTTCTGCTGTGCATACTCCTCGGTGGTTGCCGTCGCAGACGTGAGTTTGTAGGCTTCTATCGTTCCCACATAGGTAAAGGGAACATAGTGCAGCGACGTATCCGGCAAAGAAACCGCACCATCTGAGTTTCCGCCGTTTGCCGTTCCGGGAATATTCATCGCCGAAAGGTCAAAATAATATCTGCCGCCGGGGGTGAGGAAAAACTGTTCTGATAAAGCAAACTGCGCCGTGAGCTTGGTAACGTCCGCCGGAACACTGGCACCGGGGGCGTAGAGCTTCCCGTTGCTTCCGAGCCACATGAAGTAGCTGCCTGTATCTCCGTCCGGGCGGTTCAGACCGTCGGACGCAGGCGCGGTAAACGTGCTGCCGGTTTTCACGATGATTTGAATATCCTCGGAGCTATTACCCAGCGTGCCGCCGCCAAGGTCAAGGGTAACGACCTTCATCCCGTCAGAGCCCAGTGTGTCAGGGTTCAGGACTTCAAGGACGGGGCGGAAACCGAGGTCCTCAATAGAACCGGTTGCAGGATGACCGTAGCAGAAGTGCGCCGAAGTGTACCCGCGGAGCGTACGACTCCACGTATCATTGCTCCAGGTGTCCTGCCCCCAGGAAGCCATCGGCCACCAGTTTTTGATATACCCGGTTGTGTTGTCTTCTGAATCCTGACCGGATTTTTTCAAAATTGTGTCCCATTCATTATTGGCGGGAATACCGCTTTCGCCATAGTGGCCGTTATAGGCGGTTCCTGCAGACGGGGCGCGCATGGTATAGTCGATGCTTCCGCTTGAGTAAGTCTTTCCGAAGATCAGCCCTTGTTTGTCCAGTGCATCCCAACTCACGAAATGGGTCACGTTGTAATTCGCAATGAACAGGCTGTGTTCGTAGGAGGTGGTATCGGTGTCAGCTGCACTATCCAGCGAATAAGCGTCCACCGTCCCCACGTAGGTGAAGGGCACATAGTGCAGGGTGCCGTCTGTTTGGGTGCCGCCGTCAAGGGTGCTGTTCACCGTGCCGGGAATCCCCATCGCCGACAGGTCAAAATAATATCTGCCGCCGGGGGCGAGGGTAAACTGCTCGTCAGGCTGATTTTCCACCGTCAGCGCAATGTCTGTGAAATTACTTGCGTAATCGGTATTATCATCGCCGTTATACTGTTCGCTGAAGACCTTCAGGGTATAGCTGCCCGGTGCAATGTTAGACGGGATTTTGATTTCAACCGTTCCGCTTTTGGCAGTAGGCTGTGCTACTCTGCCATAATACCGTGCGCCGCTGCTATCCGCAATGATGGCGGAGATATATTCATTTATCCCTGTGGTCGCCCCTTTGTAATTCAGCGTAACGGTATCGCCGGGGTCGCCGCTGACAGCTTTTTCCGTTACGGCAAAACTGCGGCTACTATCTAAAAGCGTCAGCTTCCACTCATTGCCGCTGTATTCGGGGACTGCTGTCAATCCTCCGTCGGGCTTTCCGCCCACGTCGGCAGATGCAAAAAGGACAGAGTTCAGATTTAAGTTAAAAGCGGGACGAACAGTCCGATGATTATTTTTCTTGCGGATAGAGACCCCAGAGTATTGAACAGAACCATCACTACTCACGATGGCGACATAAAAAGTCTTGGAGCCAGGAGAGCGCAGGTACCAACTACTTGTCACCCAATTCGGATGCGCAGGATCCAAGGCACGCAGATCGTTGTTTACCGCAATAGCCTCTTTTGTGGAAAGCGGCCAAAATACAGCGTTATCCACCTGCCCTCCCGCTACACAGTCGGTATTTTCTCCGTTGTAACTTCCGCTTGTAAGCGCCCGTTTCTTTACGGCAGCATTTTCTTCTGTCGTCAGCTTTTCCGCAAGCGCATCTATCGCGGTTTTCAAATTACTCGGTGCGTATTCGTTGTATAATATGATATCGGCAAATGGTATAACTCCCATAGCGCCTGCCGCAAGCAGGGTCATATCCCCCTGTGCGCCGGCAACACCGCTTCCGTCATAGCCGATAACTCGCCATGCGGCAGGCTTATTTTCTTGGTTTTTCCCGAAATACACGGTCGGTGCGCTCACTGTGTTTACATTTTTACTTAGTGCATCTGTGCCAAGCTGTACCTTCCTTTGCAGACGCAAGCGCAGCGTGCTTTCCTTATGAATATTGTAATCTGCCATCGTGCGCCCGTTCTCAAGCTCTTTTTCGCCCAAAAACAGTCTTTGCGCATCGGGAGAAAAGCCCGTTTTTTCCTGAATTTTCTCCTTGATATTGTCAATGCTGTCGCCTGACACAACCTCGAGCGTTAAGTTTGCCTGACCGACAATGGTCAAGTCAATATAAATCTCAATTGCGCTTGCCATCATCGGTACAAAGCTCGTCATCATACAAAAGACGAGCAGGATACTGAATAATCGTTTTCTCATGTTGTTACCTCCGTTTCGCCGTCTCTAGACAGCTTAAAATCGTATTTCATTTCCAGCATAGCAAACAGCTTATACATAACCTCTGTGGCAATCGCCTTGATATCCAGTGATTGAATAAAGGCAAGCACCTTTGCCTGTTCTTCCTCCGGTACACGATATACTCTCATTGATGCCGTCAAAAAGCGGCTGAGTTTGCGTTCCAATGGAAAATGAATATCACATTTTCTCGCCATATAGCTGCGCATCAATCCTGCCGTGCCAATTTCCATCTCGTAAAAGTCGCTCTCGGTATCATCGGGGAAATTTTCACCAAAAATCTGCTTCAGCTCTGCTGTGGTATGCAGGTAAATATATTCCGATGTGTCGGGCAGGGAATAGGCTTCAATGTAGATTTCTCGCAGGTTCTCATTCAGTTCAGTCAGGGTCAGTTGGATCGCCGTTTCCACCGCATAAGCGTAAACCGGTGGCAGTTTGCTGTCTGCGATGCTTCTTGCCATGCCGAACTGTCCGCCGAACATCGTTTCGGTCAAATCCAGCAAAACTCTGTCCTTGGTCGGAAACAAATTCAAATAACTTCCTCTTGCCACGTCTGCTTCGTCCACAATCTGACTGACAGAGGTGTTTTTATACCCCTGTTCCAGAAAGAGACGGACGCACACGGTCAGTATTTTCCTCTTTGTTTCACTGCTGTCTCTCCGCAAATATATCACCTCTCTTTAAGCGTTTTAGTATATATACCAATAATATCATAACAAGTGAAAAAAGGCAAGTGGAATTTGAAACTTTACCTCCGTAAATTGTGACATTTCCGCAAACGCTGGTTTCTTCCATTACTCACGGAACTTTATGACTTCTTGAATACTACCCGCAAAGGAAAAGCCGCTGTCTGTTGACAGCGACTTTTCTTACTTAGTATTAACAGTATATAAGCTCACTCGAAACGATTTCCATAGCAGCACTGCGAATATACCGCAGGTGTCGCTGTCCCCAAATGCCGATGGGTCTGCCCTCCGGCTCGTCCTCTCCGGCGATCAGATAGTAGTCCCCGACAAGCTCATAGCGCAAGCCTGTCCGTTCGTCCGTGATGAATTCTTCCATTGTGTCGTCCTCCTTGGTTTTATATTGCTTCTCTGGCTTTCTGCCCGGATTGCTTACGGTGATATGTTGTGGTCAAGCTTTTTTGTAACACTTTGTTCGATAAATATCTACCTGTAACGAGCCTCCATTGGTGTTAAATAATTATTGTATGAATGAGGACGAACATAGTTATACCAATTTATGTATTTCATAGTTAGTTCATCCATCATCTCTACATTTGAAGATGAAGTTATGTTATAAAAGTTGCTTTTGAAAGTGTGTTGTGATATAATAATTCCATTGGTCCAAAGTCTATTGAAACAGCTATTTCCCGTTCTATATAAATTCAAATCATAGTTGTGGCGCATATCATAACTGACAGACACCCTAACGAAATACTAATTGTCTGGAAGCTCTATGAGAAAGCCACAAATATGTGAATAGGAGTAATTTATGGTAGAACTATATGTCAATGATATAGAGAATGCTCTAAAGAATAAAAGCTATTTTTCTGCATTAGCTATGTCGCTTGCATTGCCTGATATATGCGGTGCAGCAGAATATCCAAACGAAACATCTACTGCAAAGCGCTATATTGAGTGGTATAATAAGTATCTCGGAGAGTATATGTCAGACGATAGTGGTAATCCGTATCTGAGTGGTGAAATCGTATATAATCTCAGAAATACCTTTCTTCATGCTGGTTCTCCGAATATAGACAGCAACAAGATCAAGGATGAAGCAAACCAGCTCGACAGATTTATGCTGATTCTTGGAGATGGTACAGAAATGTGTACGACTTTATTTATTGATACCCCTATTGTTAAGCTGCGTACTATGATTGTCGATGTTACATATTTATGCAAAACAATATGTGACCGTTCACTTTGGTACTATAAGAACAATACGAATAAATTTCATTTCGATTTTTCGATTGATACGCAGGATCATTTTTTATCCGGTGAGGGCAAGCTACCTTCAGGAGATCCAATCATCGAAGCACTTAATCAAAAGTTAGAACAATCAGGCGATACTCGAAGATTTCTGGAATCTCAGGATCACACTACGGTTGATGTTATTACTGGAGACTTAAATTATATCTTTTCAAATGAGGAGTTAAAGCAGAGGTATCTGAACGGCGAGAAGATCAAGTTAGTAAGAACAATGCCACCAACTGACACACCCGTCATTACTTCAAATACTGAGTCAACGGTAAAGAAAGAATCAGCACCTAAGAAAAAAACTGCTTCTCCATCTAAAAAGAAAACTAAGCCAGATAAGAGAGAAGCACAGGTACGCTCTTTCTTCGGTCAGCACTTTAAGGAAAAGAAGTATAAGCAGAAAAAAGAGATTATCATTCAGGCAATCCTCAAATCTAAAACTAAACAACAAGTCAACAATGCTCTTATGAAGTCTTTTGCAAGTGAGGAAACAGGAGTGATATACAAACGGCTATCTCCTTTACTCGCTTCGCTGCCAGGCAAATAATCAATGAGCGCCCTCTGATAGTTCAGGGGGCGTTTCCGTTCGTCTGAGGGAGCTGTCAAGCAGAGGTTGGCTCGGCAATGCCGTGTTCCGATTCATACTCCCTGACACGGCGATAGAAAGTGTTAGTCGACAAGCCCATTCTCCACATAAAGTCACGCCCTGTGATACTCTTGGACTTCCATTCCCCATAAAGCTGACCGAACCTCGTCCAGTCGATTTTGATAGGCTTCCGCCCCATGTACTTTCCCTGCGCCTTAGCGATCTCGATGCCCTCACGCTGTCGCTGTTTGAGCTGCTCACGCTCCAACTGAGAGAGGGCAGCGAACACGGTCAACATGAATTTGCCCGTAGGCGTGTCGGTGTCGATATTCTCCTTGTGGCTGATGAGTAGCAAGAAAACAGATTGTGGTATTCATTTCTTTCTCAATGATTATCAGTTTATGAGATTATGGAATAATCCTGAAAGATACATAGATTTGCTTAAAAAATTTAATTGTGTATTATCGCCTGATTTCAGCCTTTACGCTGATTATCCGACAGCGTTGCAGATTTATAATCATTGTCGCAAACATTGGCTTGCGGCATATTGGCAGATGTATGGCATTGAGGTAATCCCCACGATATGTTGGAGTAATGAAAAGAGTTTTGAATGGTGTTTTGACGGAGAACCAAAGCATAGCACAGTTGCTGTTTCAAGCATTGGAACTCAAAATAATAAAACGGCAAAAGAGTTATTTTTGAAAGGCTACAACGAAATGATGAAACATTTACAGCCTGAAACAGTCATTTTCTACGGCAAGGTTCCCGAAGAATGTGCAGGAAATATTATTAATATAAAATCGTTTCAGGAAAAATTTATGAGGTCAAAATAATGGGTGGAAGAGGCTCTTCAAGCGGTATAAGTGATAAGGGCAAGAAGTACGGTACAGAATATAAAGCAGTGTATCAATCAGGTAATATCAAATTTATAAAAATTAACAAAGGCAATATAACACCGCCTTTTGAAACGATGACTAAAGGCAGAGTATATGTAACTGTAAGCAATCAAGATAAACTGAAATCTATAATCTATTTTGACAAACATAACAAAAGATACAAACAAGTTGACATTGATCACCCGCATAGAATTAGCGGTGAATGGACTGTACCGCATACACATAAGGGATATTTCCACAATGAAAAAGGTACTTTTAAATTGAGTGAAAAAGAGCAGAAAATTGTTGACAAAGTAATTGAAATATGGGAAAATAAAGTTGATAAGTCATAGTAGAGTAGGAGAACGTTCGCTTTGGCTGAACATTGAGTTAAAACCAATTTCCATGTTATTTAGCAAAGCTACTTAGCCTCAATAGATTTTGGTTGCCAAAGATTCACGAAAGACCCCGGTGCAAATCCGGGTGGCTATCAAAGACAGTACAGCAATGTGCTGTCTTTTCTTTTGCTTATTTTACGAAAGGACGGTGACACCGTGAAAGACAAATTAAACGCAAGACAAAAGAAGTTTTCCGAATATTATGTGCAGAGCGGTAACATCGTTCAGAGTGCGATTAAGGCGGGCTATATCGACAACAAAGAAAAATACACACTCAAAGAGCATTATGGCTACGGTTATATAAAATATCGTCTGTATAGAGAAAATGGCGATGAGATACCGCCTAATTCAATAGAACAAACGAAATGGATTGACGGCAAGGGCGTTACCTTTGACGAAAACATAATGCTTGCTGTGCCTTGTATATTCGGCGACAGTGAACAGTATAAGAGCAGAGGAAGCAATATATTTGACGGTAAGACAGATGATTTTGATGCACTCGACGAAGCATGGTCACAGTGGATGGACGCACTCAGGGCATCTCGTTCAAAGAGCTATATACCGGAATGTCTGTTACCTCGAAATCCTGATACTGGTATGATTATTAAACCTAATGCCTTTGATAACAGATATATTTCAACAAATAACGATATGTCTGAAACAGGCTGTAATAAAATCACTCTCGACCAGCCTAATATCCCACACGAAAGCTACTTGCAAACATACATAACAGCCCTTGATTTATGTTTGCAGGGAATAATATCACCGTCAACGCTCGGCATTGATGTCAAAAAGATGGATAATGCCGAAGCACAGAGAGAAAAAGAAAAAACTACTCTATATACCAGAGGAAACCTTGTACAGCTTGTGGAAGAATTTATGCCGGAGCTTGTAAAAGCTGTTGTCTGTGGTTATCAGATATGGCACGAGTTTGATATTATTCCTCCGACTGTTGCTATAAACTTTGGAGAATATGCTAACCCAAGTTTTGAAGCTGTTGTTGAAACAGTAACTAAGGCAAAGCAGGGCGGTATTATGAGTACTGAAAGCTGTGTTGAGGAGCTTTATGGTGACAGCAAAGACAGCGAATGGAAAGAACAGGAAGTCGCAAGGCTGAAAGCTGAACAGGGCGTGCAGGATATGAACGAGCCAATGCTTAACAGTATGACTGCTGAAAGCTTAGCAGTCGATAGCACAAATAACATAGATGAGCCTATACTGAATGACAGCTCCAATGCGGCTACAAGTAAGCTTAACGGCGCACAAATTGCAAGCTTATTGAATATCATACAATCATATAAAGATGGTGCTATATCAAGAGGTGCAGCAATTTCTATTGTAGTATCAACATTGGGTGTTTCACAGCAATCAGCAGAAACATTCATTGAAGAACCAATAAAAATGAGGATTTAAAAAATGTCTGATTACGATATTGGTAAGGCTTTTGAAAAAATCGAAAATGAGCTTATAGCTTCGATGATTAGGAATTTAAGCCGCCATAGAGCCGAAGAATCAAAGCTCGGCATAGAATGGTCACAATGGCAGGTAGAACAGCTCAAGGCACTTGAAGTCTATAAGAGAAAGAACAGCAAGAGATTTACAAGTCAGTATAATTCTATAAATGAGCATATCCGCAGAGCCTTGCGGGATTCCTATAACGACGGTGGCACTAAGCAGGAACGACAGATTTTACAAGCTATAAAGCGTGGTTTCAAAGGCAAAGGCAAAAACAAGCCAGCATTTACTGGTGTGGCTGAAACAACGGGAGAGTTTTTCAAGACGAACGAAAGAAAGCTTAATTCTTTGATTAAAGCAACTACTCACGATATGGAAAAAGCTGAAATTGCTGTTTTAAGAATGGCTAATGACCGATACCGCAAGATTATATTCAATGCTCAGGTTATGGCAAATACTGGTGCGGGAACTTATGCAAAAGCTGTTGATATGGCAACGAAAGACTTTCTTTCAGCTGGCATAAACTGTATCGAGTACCGAAACGGTAGGCGAGTAAACATCAAGTCTTATGCAGAAATGGCACTGCGTACAGCAAATAAAAGAGCATATCTTCAAGGCGAGGGTGCTAAAAGGCAGGAGTGGGGAATATATACCGTCATTCTGAATAAGCGAGGAAACCCTTGTCCGTTGTGTGCTCCTTTCGTTGGCAGAGTGTTCATTGATGATGTGTGGAGTGGAGGACCCAAGAACGGCATATCTCCCGTTACGGGCGTTAAATATCCGCTTTTGTCCGAGGCTATAAAGAACGGCTTATATCACCCAAATTGCAAGGACGCACACACTACATATTTTGAGGGCATAAGCACACCGCCCAAAAACAGCCAATATACCGCCGATGAGCTTGACGAACTTGCGGAGAGATATAACAATGCCCAGAAGCAAAACTACGCTCAGAACGAAGCTGAGCGAATGGAGCGTATGTCTAAGTTTTCCCTCGATAAAGATAATAAAAGAGCTTATGGTGCAAGGGCTGAACAGTGGAGGGAAAAGGCACATAGCTTTTCTGTTTCCAATAATGATAAAGCACAATATTATAAACCAATAACTGAAACAAAAGAAATTGAAAGGTTTATAAGAAAAGATAAAGAGATAACTTTGCATAAGACTACATCAGCAAATGATATTTATTTATCAGAAAGTGTAAAAATCAAGCGAAAAGCGTTTCATAAATTTGATACAAATATCAGTGAAGTTTATAAGATGTTAGGTGAAATAGATTCTGTAAATAAGCCCAAGATTTATATAATCTCACCTGATGAGATGACTTCAAATGCAGTGGCTTCATATCAGCCTATTGAAAATATTCTTAATATAAATTCTGTGCTATTTAATACGGACAGTTTAGTTGAACTACAAAAAGATTTTGCTTGTCCAGATAGCGAAATCAGTACGATTCTGCACGAGCTTATACATTGGCAGGACGCAGATAAGTATAAAAGAAAATTTGGTGAAATTACAGATTTTGGCAAATATATCGAATATTTGAATAAAAAGTTTGCTCCAAAACTTGAAAAACTTCAAAAAAGGGGATATAATATCTTTGGTATAAGTGAGTATGCTTCAAATAAATTGAATGAACAGATACCACGACTTGATGAGGTATATACAGAATATCGAGTTAAAAAGATGATAGGAGGGTGATGTTATGCGTATTGTAGCTTCTGAGGATGAGAGAAATTTATGGAAAATGGTTAAGCCATATTTAAAGCCAGAAGGATTAGCACTTGTATTTGATGAGGATAATGCCCCAGCAAATATAAAAAAAGCGTATGAAGAATATAATAGAATCCACGCTAAAGCATACCATGATGCTTTGGTAGCTGATGGCTTAATTTAACCGCTCCTTGTGAGCGGTTTTTCTATGCCCGAAAGTAGGTACGAGAATGAGTAGGAATATATTAAAAATCATGTCAAAGACTTATCAGTCAGAATTTTCTCATCACTATGCGTGCTGGGCAAATAATCACAGAGGCTGGTCAAAGCAGAAGAAAAAGAATCGCAGAATAGCTAAAAAACGATTAAAAAGAGCATACATAGAAGATTTCTTGAAAATTTAATTTTGAATTTTCAAAATAGATTTCTTAAAAGTAGGTGAAATAATGGATTTTCGAGAATTTATAGAAGAACGCTTCATAAAAAGAAACTAAGCACTTTGAAAAATCAAGGTGCTTTTTTAATGCCCAAAACTCTGACGGCGTTAAAAGCTGAGGAATAAGCCGACGGGCATAAAACGGAGGAGAATATTATGTCAGAACAGCAAACACAACAGACTGCTAACGCTCAGCAGAATAATACGGGCGGAGAAGGTAACACCGCCAAAGGCGGAACACAGGCAACTTATACACAGGAACAGCTTGATAGTATGGTACAGGCGAGAGAACAGAGAGCAAGCAATGCCGCCTTGAAGTCATACTTTGCACAGCAGGGAATGACCGAGGAGGAGATAACACAGGCAATAAATACCTATAAAACGAACAGGGAAAAGAATAAGCCCGATGTTAGTGCTATGCGGGCTCAAATCGAGCAGTACAAGCAGTCAGAGCTGACCGCAAGACTTAATCAGCAAGCAACGCTTACTGCTTTCAAGCTTGGTATTTCAGCCGATACGGTACCGTATATTTTAAAATTGGCTGATTTTTCGGGCGTTACCGATGAAAGTGGAAAAATCAATGATGAAAAGCTGAAATCAGCTGTAAGCAAGGTCCTTGAAGATGTTCCACAGCTTAAAGGCGAAACATCAAAGGGTGGTTTTCAGAAAATCGGTGCTGACGGCGATAACAGCGAAGACAAAGAAAAACAGAACGCTATGCTTAGAAAAGCGTTCGGACTTAAAAATTAAGAAAGGCAGGAAATTTTATGAATAATATTGAATTATCAACAGTATATCTTCCATTGCTTGACGAGGTTTATAAGGAAGCAAGTAAAACTTCAATCCTTGAGGGCGATGAGGTAACAGTAAAAAAGGGCAGTAATGGCGAAATAAAGATTGCTAAGCTTGATATGGACGGACTTGGCAATTTCAGCCGTAACGACGGTTATACAAAAGGTTCAACATCTTTTGTGTGGGAAACAGTCAAGTATGATAAGGAGCGTTCTCAGGATTTAAGAATTGATAGACTTGATAATGACGAGGCTCTCGAAACTCCATTTGCAAAGCTTTCAGGCGAATTTATCCGTACTAAGGTTGTACCTGAAACAGATGCCGCACGAATTGCGAAGATTTGCAGCACAGAGGGTATTACAACAAAAGCTGAAAAGCTTTCTAATGGCTCGGAAGTTATTAGTGCTTTGCGTGCTTGCTCAAACACAATGGACGAATTAGAAGTACCAACAGAAAGCCGTATACTCTTCATCACACCGACACTCAGAACAAGTATTGACGACCTTGATACAACTCAGTCAAGGGCAGTTCTTTCTAAGTTTTCGAGCATAATCGAAGTACCTCAGACAAGAATGTATACTGCAATAACTCTTAATGACGGTACTACAAATTACGGCTTTAAGAAATCCGAAGGTCAGTATGTAAAGACTAAAGACACAGACATTGTAAAGGACAAGAAGTATTACACTGAAAGTGGTGGCATTTATTCAGAGGTTTCTTCTCCTGCAAAATCTGCTTTGAATACCTATTATGAGCTTGTTGGCGTTGGCAAGAATGTAAACTTCCTCTGCGTTGAAAAGTCCGCTGCCGTTTGTGCCATCGACCAGTACATCAAGTATTTCTCACCAGACCAGGACCAACAGGGCGACAGCCATGTATTTAAGTACCGCAACAATAACCTTTATGCATATTGCTATGAAAACAAGCTTGCAGGTATCTACTGTTCTTATGTGGAGTGATGATTTATGCAGAATTATGCAACGGAAGCAGATTATCTAAAGTATTATACGGTAGTGCCTGAAAGCTTTGATAATCTTGTCCGTAAAGCAAGCAGAATAATTGACACTTTGACCTATAACAGAATCATAGGAAAGGGTTTTGATAATTTAACGGATTATCAACAGGAAACCATAACAGAGTGCTGTTGCGAGATTGTGCAGTTCTATGATGAATATGCAGATATGCTCGATACAGTGCTTAAATCTTACGGCATAAACGGCGTATCAATGCAGTTTGACTATAATACAGGTGTTTGCGTTAAGAATGGCTGTATAGTTCGTCAGATTACTTATAGCAGGCTGATGTCAACAGGCTTGTGCTGTGGGGTGCTGAGATGAAATATCCTTGTTTGGTGCTTAAATCTGTATGTACTACACCGATTACGATTACAGTATATCAAGAGGGTTTAAGTGAGGACGGAGAACCGCTAAATGCTCTTGAAATCAATGCCTTATGCAATTATCAAGACAAGGCTAAAACCGTTCTTACAGCCGATAAACAGCTTGTGCAATTATCTGCACAGGTTTATTTTATCGGTGATATTGCCCTTGAATTATCGACGCTTTCAAACGGCGAGATTATTGTGAATGGAGTTAAGCGGAAAATCTATCAGGGTGAAAAAGCTCGAAATCCTGACGGCACAATCAATTATACGAGATTGGACTTGATATAATTATATTATCTGTATTGACAATGTATTAACAATGTGATAATATAATATCAAGGAGGATGATATTATGGCTATGTCAAATATAAATATTAGAATCGATGCAGAGAAAAAAGCAAAAGCTCAAGAATTGTTTTCTTCACTTGGAATGGATATGAGTACCGCAATAAACCTTTTTATCCAACAGGCAATAGAATTTAATGGTATACCTTTTGTAATTCGCAAATATAATTCTGAAACAGAGGCTGCATTTGCTGAAGTTGAGAAGATGAAAAAACACCCAGAATTATATAAAGGATATACTGATATTGATGAATTATTTGAGGATTTGGATAAATGAAATATATAGTTAAATTCACGAGCCAATTCAAGAAGGACTATAAGAAAGCACAGAAACAGCATAAGAATATAAATGTTTTGAAAAGTGTTGTTAATATGCTTGCAAATGGTGAAACATTGCCCATAAAGTATAGCGACCATATTCTTATAGGAGATTATAAAGGAAAACATGAATGCCACTTAGAACCAGATTGGCTGCTTATTTATGAGTATGACGGTGACGAGCTTATACTTTATCTTTGCAGAACAGGCACACATAGCGATTTATTTTAAGATTAAGCACTTTGAGAAATCAAGGTGCTTTTCTTATGTTAAAAAGGAACTTCATATGAAAGTCACATCAAAAATTAAGATAAATCAAACAGCAATAAAAGCTATTACAGCAAAAGCACAGGCAGCTCTTGAGCAGACGGCAGAAGCACTCATACGGAGGTAGTTCAAGCACAGGTTATTCCAAGAGACACAGGAGCACTGCAGAACGAAAGCAGTTTTGTTGATACATCAAAAAGTAATCAAGGCAAAGTTTCTATTGTGTCTTCAACACCTTATGCTCGCCGCCTTTACTATCACCCTGAATACAATTTCAAAAAAGATGAGAATCCAAACGCAAAGGCTCACTGGTTCGAGGATTGGCAAAAAGGCGGAAAGCACGAAGATTTCTGTAATAAAGCTTTTGCAATAATTATGAGAAGGTTGATGAGATGATTTATTTAGCTGATATACGGAATTGGCTTAAAGGGTTTAATATTGCTGATTATTACTACTCAGATAAGCTCAATTTTGAGCAGAAACCACAAATTAAAATTAAGGATACAATTTTGATAGTGAATGATGAGGCAGTAGCACTTCTTGAAATCCTGCCAAAGCTGAACGGCAATGTCACACCTGAAACTATAAGTGATATGTGCAATATTCTCTTTGATGAATCAGAAATGCAGAAGCTCAAGAAGTTAAAGCTTAATTTTGAGGACTTCACAACTCTTGTACAGTCGGCAGTTGAACTCGTTGCAGGCGGTGAAGAGCCGGGGGAAACAGCGACCCTTGCTACGACATAATAGAGGACTTTGATTTAATAGTTTCCTCGTTTTTGTCGGAGTATGGGGTCAGGATATATTCAGAGGACTTCAAACATATGAAATGGGACGAATTTTGCTCGCTTCTGCGTGGCTTGAGTGCTGATTCACCACTTGGCAGAATTGTGCAGATACGAGCAGAAAACGACCCAGAAAGGCTAAAGTACTTCACCGCACATCAAAAGAAAATCCGTTCAGATTGGCGAAACCGCAGAGCAAAGCATGTTACTCAACAGGATTCGGCTATGGCTCTTGAGCAATTCAAACAGATGTTTATATCAGCGACTAAATAAAATATTTGACAAAACTCTTGAAAAATTTTGTGATTTATGGTAATATTTTGACAAATAATTACAAAATTCTCAGGAGGTTGTGTGAAATGCAATGTAAACATTGTGGTGCAGAAGTTGGAAGTGAGTATCGTCTTTGCCCTTATTGCAGAACTGAACTTGAGTATCCAACACAAAACAACAGCGGAGGTCAACCAACAATTATTGTTCAGAATATTATAAGCAGTGAAAAAGCTTCGCCAAAGCGAAATAATGTTGGTTATGCTGTAAGAGGTGTTGCGTGCAGTCCGAAAAGTAAAAAGCTAACTTTAATACTTGCGATCGCACTCGGCTTTTTTGGTATACATCGTTTTTATGTTGGGAAAATTGGTTCAGGTTTTATCTGGCTACTTACCTGTGGAGGCTTTTTCTTTGGTTATATTTATGACATAATTAAAGTTTTAAGTGGTACATTCAAAGACGGGAACGGCTTGCCAGTAAAAAAGTAAGTATATGGAATTTTTAAAATTCACACGCAAAAAAATAAAAGCGTACATCAGAAATGGTGTGCGCTTTTATTTTGCAATTTTTAGATGAAAGGAGGAATTATATTGAGTGATATAGTAGGTCAGATAGCTCTTGAGATGAATCTTGATTCAGGTAAATTCAGAAAGTCGTTAAAAAACTTAAACAAGACTGCTGATAATGCGGCTAAATCAATGAAAAGCTCTTTTAGTGGAGCTTTTAAGAAGATAGCAGGTGCAGCTGCGGCAGCTTTCAGTGCGGCGGCAGTAATAAAGTTCGGTAAAGATTGCGTAGAATCGGCGGCAAGCGTTAATGCCGCAAACTCTCAGCTTTCGCAAACTTTCGGTAATTTACAAGGCAATGCCGAAGCAGCTATGAAAAGAGTTGCAGATTCAAGCGGTATAGTTCAGTCACGCTTGCAAGGCGTAGGAACGAGTATTTATGCTTTTGCAAAAACTACTGGAATGGATTCTGCAAACGCTCTTTCGATGATGGAAGAGGCTTTGCAGGTCACAGCAGATAGTGCGGCATATTATGACCGTTCACTTGAAGATACCGCAGAAAGCCTGAAATCATTCCTCAAAGGCAACTATGAAAACGACGCAGCTCTCGGTTTGTCCTGTACAGAAACAACTCGAAATACTGCCGCAAATAAGCTGTATGGTAAATCATTTCAGGATTTATCAGAATCGCAGAAACAGCTTACACTTTTGCAAATGGTCAAAGACGCTAACCAGCTTTCAGATGCTATGGGGCAGGCGGCACGAGAAGCGGACGGCTGGGAGAATGTAACAGGTAACTTAAAAGAGGCTTGGAATCAATTGCTTGCTGTTATAGGACAGCCTATATTAAAAGTGGCAACAGCTATTGTGCAAAATCTCACATCAGCAATTCAAACGCTTACAGAATATGCAAAAATGGCTTCTAATGCTCTTAGTGAAATGTTTGGCTAAGGGTTATTAGAATGTTGCAGAAAATATATGATTTGCTCAACAGCGAAGAAACGCAGTATGTAAACAATACATATCTTGATAGCGAGCTTATAGAAAGAAAAATTGTTAAGGTTCGTAAGAGAAAAAATAGGCGTTATGGAGGTGCTTTGAATGTTTAAAATAAACGGTATTGAAATGAGTTCTCCGACAGGTTGTACTTGGCAGTTATCAGACTTATCAAGTGATGAGAGCGGTCGCTCTACTCGTGACGGCTCGATGTCAAAGGACATTATCGCACAGAAACGCACTCTAAGCTTTACTTGGACCATGCTTTCGTGGGTAGAGGCTTCTAAGCTTGCAAATTTTTGCAAAAACAAGGGTGCAGTTGTAATGCTTACATATCCAGACATAATGTCGGGTGGATATATGACAGGGCGATATATGATTACAGCGGAAATGCTTACAAGACATATATTACAAATGTTACCTTTAACATTGACAATAAAATGCAGATAGCTTGTGACGCAGAAACATTCAACGAAAAGAATCGTGCCGGAGGAAGTCAGTCGGCTACAATAATTGCTATGGCTAAAAAGCAAACAGAAATGCAAATATCCGAGTATGACATTAGGGTACAGCAGATGAATCGGCTTGCAACAAATGCTATGGGGTATTATGAAACCATAGAAACTCAAGACGACGGCTCAATTATTTGTTATATGCACGATAAAGAAAATTTATCCGATAGCAAAACAATATGGAAAAAGACTGTTGACGGTATTTTTATATCATCTGACGGTGGAAAGACCTATATAGCAGGAGTTGATAAAAATGGAAATGCTGTTTTAAAAATCCTTGCAACAGAAGGTATAGTTGCCGATTGGATAAATGCAGGAACTTTAAACGCAAATCTCATTAAGTCAGGCACTTTAAATGGTAATACTATAAAAGCAGACACACTGAGTGGCGAAGATATTAAAACAGGTACTCTTGATGGAGATACTATAAAAGCAAATACATTAAATGGTAATACCATTATTGCTGGTACATTAAATGGAAATGCCATTAAGACAGGCACTCTTGACGCTGGTCAAATTTCCTCCGGAAGTATTGACGCAGGTATGATAAAAACTGGAACTATAAAAAGTTCAGGAACCAATCCTAATTCGCTATTGATTGCAATACATTGATAAAAATCAAGGAGTGATGGATACGGATTCAAGCGTGATTTCTGCACTTATTTCTGGTGGATTGGCACTTATCGGTACTTTTGGCGGTATTTTAGCAGGTAATAAATTAACAACCTATCGTATAAGTGAATTAGAAAAGAAAGTAGATAAACATAATAATTTAGTTGAGCGAATGTATCACCTCGAAGAAAAAACAAGTGTACAAGAAGAACAACTTAAAATTATTAATCATAGAATTGCCGATTTAGAAAGCGAAAGGAAGTAATAATATGAAAAATAAAACAAAGGTTTGGTTTAAGGCTGCGGGTATCAGAGCAATAAAGACAATGGCTCAAACAGCGGTGGCTACGATTGGCGTAGCAGCAGTTATGCAAGATGTAAATTGGCTTGCGGTAGCATCAGCAAGTTTATTGGCTGGTGTTTTGTCTGTACTTACAAGTATAGCTGGATTGCCTGAAGTGGAGGAATAATAAATAAGCATTATAGAAGCAGCTATTTATGGAAAGATACAGAAATTTTCAGGTGATTTAAAACCATTTATCCCCGAAGAAAGAAAAGAATTAGAAGAATGTAAAAAACAGATTGAAAATTATAAAGTGCAAGTAAGTACTTATGAGTCTGAGATTGCCGAAAAGAATAGCCAGATTGCTGAAAAGGATATTGACGCTTGGAGCAACTAATCTCGCAAAGCTCATCTTGGCAAAGACACTCTTACAAGCATTGTTAT